TTATGGCCGATCTTGGTGAGCAATTTCGTCATTTTCAGCAAATAATCGTAGTTTTCTGGCCTTTCATAGGTATCCAGTACATGCTTTGTGATTTTTGTTCTTAATTCGCAGTATTTTGTTAGAAAACGAATGGGAACAAGGTCAAAAAAGCAGTTTTCGTCGAGATTAACCTGCCCAAGCATAAAGGATCGATAAAATGCCTTCATTTTTTCACTACACTCTTCCCAGTCATCCCGTAAGTTGTCTGGGCAGACCTCACCTGGTGTCTTGCCCTCACAATAAAGGGAAGCATACTCTATCTCTTTACTTTCCAAGTAAGGGACTGGTGCCCAGCATGCTGTTAGATCATCAGGGAGATTATCAAAAGATAGTTTTCCTTCTGCATAAATGCCAACACACTCGCTCTTGTCGTCGAGAGTCTGAAATATCAAATTTTCCCCTAGTATGTGTTTTTATTAAAATAGGCGGCGCTTTTTCGAACTTTCTTCCTTACTTCTGCTCCGGAAGGCTCCAGACTATTTGCAGAAGTACGATTATATTCGAAATTTAATGACCCCTCAAGTGCCAATAAAGTTGGCATCCTTCTATTAATATAACCCAGTGCGCGAGAAGTGTCAAAGCTTTTTTCTAAAGATTCTGCATTATGTATAATTTTAGAGATCTCGCTTTTGTGCATGCCCAAGTTGTTTTCAATGTTCTTTATGTTTACAATCATTTTCAGCCAAGTATCCATGCCAACCCTGCCAACTATACTATCTCTTGTTTCAGTTTTTCTTTCTATTTTTAAAGTTGTTTTCTTTCCGTCCTTTACTGTATCCACAAAAGATCTGGGATAGCTGCTGCAAAAAGAGTTATATGCCAATATAACATTCTTTTGAAGATCTGACAACTCTTTTTCATATGTGTTCTCGTAATATAGCTCCAATATATCATCGGATGAAGATATTGAAGAATTTACAGCAGAAGCGTACTCTAGCATTTTTGGAGAAGAAATATCTGCTATTAATCTCCACGGAGCGTTCTTGTCTACAGCAAAACCATGCTTGCCGGCTAATATACTATAATACTCAAAATTGCAATCTCTTATAAAAAACTCAACCTTTTCTTCATCTGATCCGTGCGGTAAGTCTGCTATTTCCACGCATAAACCACTAGACATTGGTGTGCTGAACCTATTGATGTTGAAAGCAGAACGAGTATAGGGAACACCGTTTAAAGAGTCGTATATAAATTTAGAATAAGAACTAACAAAACTCTCAAAAGACGTTATTTTATTCTTCAATTTTTCATCAGAGTTAATAAAAGAAGCAAAACTGGAATATAATTTAGATTGGTGGGTTTCGTATTTTTTGTCGATTCTCGTGAATGCCCTAGTTGGATTCACAGTGCTTAAATATTCACTTTCAGAATCAAAATGTATTTCTGTAACCTTTCCTTTATTGAATTCTCTTCTAAAGTCGTCATATGCATTTTTAACAAAATTAAGAACGGCAGTCGGTGTGCTTTGAGAAGAACCTGCTATAGAGGACATAGATCCTATTTTTGGCTCAATAACAAATATTTCACTTCCTTTTTGCCTTATCCTTCCATAGAAAAGATTTTCAAGAAACCAAAGATTTTTTGTAGATTTGGGCTCAAAATTAACCTCTTCTCCGTCAGAGAAAGCAAAGCCGCTATACAAAGATCGGTTTATAAAAAGATCTCTGGCGGACATATTATTTTTTGCCTTAAATTCGTCAACTGCCATGTTTATTATTCCCCCTCAGAGCATGGATTATTTCCCTGCTTGTTCCATGGAGATCTGGACCTATTTGTGCCGTTCCCAGTCCAAAGTGCTGTGACTGACGTTGTAAAATCCCTATCTATGGTATTGCTTACACTAATTATAGTGTGATAACCTCCAAGTCCCATAACATTTGACAAAGAAGGCTTTCTGGATGGCTTGCTATTCGTTGGCCCAACAGAAGGATCCCCTAGAGATGTTCCGAACCCAATGGGATTAATAAAGATCGTCTGACCTGGAAAGAACAGAACATTTCCAAACATAGTCATACTAACATTATATACGCTCGATAGGTGAACAAAGGGGTTTTCATCCAGTCTTTCAAACCTAGCTTCTCTCAAGTATGGCTGATCTGACTTATTAAAATTTATACTCTGTAGTATACCTTTATTTATGTAAAGATGATGAATTCCTCTATCTATATCATCGTCGACTTTGCCATTTAAAGTGTTGTCTGTTATTGTTTCTCCCGTTACCACCAGATATTGAAATTGCTTATTTATCTCTGAATTTAAATCTTTATCTGGCTGCAAGAGAGTTCTGTTTTGTTCGGTACCTAGCATGTGCATCAATATAGAGCCGTTAGTCTTACTATAACAATCTTCATCGAGATGAAGCAGGGGGTCTTTGCCGTCCTTTGAAGTTAGTGAAAAAAGTGATGTTCTAAATTGAACTTTTTGGGCGCCAGTTATTTTTGTTACGCCGCAATTCTGCTCTAAAGAGGCCGCAACTAACTGATCAAAAAAGTCACGAACAAAGTCAAGCAACTTATAAACAGTTCTGTCATTTTGAATTACATTCCTGTACCAAAAATCTTGAAACAATGGCAAAGAAATAGGAATATCTGCTAAACTTATATTAATTTTGTTGTCTCCCACTCCAAATTGATATGGAGACAGCAGGATCTTAATCCTATCGGCATCTTCTGATTTTAGCGGAGAGTTTAGGGCAGAAAAATTGCTTTGATGTAAAGCTCTGTGGCACATTTCTTCTAGAAGATCGCCGGCATAAACCCAATATATCGCATTGAGGCCGGTATTATCCCTAAATGTTTCTCTATTTAAAAATTTATTCATATCGCTGTCATCAAGCTGGGCGGACGATCCTGCGGGGCCTTGCACATAATAGTCGTCTAACCCATCTTCTACTGCACTTGTTCCAAATGCATTTATAGTTGGAATTGCAGAGTTATCGGATGATATGGGCCCCCCGTCGACAAACTTAATAAAGTCGGCGACATTTACCTCACCAGAATATATTTGAGATAGCGGATTTCCTGTATCGGATTGCAATACTAATTTAGGTCCTGTCAGTTTTTTTCTTGATGCATTGTGTTCCTCTCTCGTACTAGACTTTGGCTTTTTAATAAGGCCATTATTAATTATTGCCTCAAAGCTTGTCTTTTTTGAGCTAGTTATGCGCTCTTGGTAGGCAGATTGTAAGATCCCTAATTCATTTGTTGTGGTACATGGACCTCCCTCTTTTCGTCTCTCATAAAATTCTTTTTCGATTTCCAACACAGAGCCGATTGTCTCATCGTTATAATCACTTACATCTCTGTCCTTATAAGGTTTTCCGCGGTTTTCTAGTGAATACACTTCATCCTCTGGATTAAATATCACATTTGTCTTTGCCTTCGTTAAAACGCCACCCAAGCGAGCTCGATAATCCAATGTCAAAGTAAAAGTACCAATCTGGCTTATGTTAAAATTATGATCAACTAAAGTTAAGTAAAGAGAGTGCCTTTGTCCCTTAACTGAATCTGTTAGCTTGTTTGCATCACTTGCCGAAAAGTGAGAACCTCTTGCATCAAACTGGTGAGGGTACCAACCAACATCGGCCCTTATTTCAAACCATTGAGAATCATATGTGTCCTGATAGGGATCTTCATGTCTTGGGTTTTTTCTTTTGTCTTGATTTGGGCCATACCCAAGCAGATCAAGTAAGCTGTACTCTAGGCCGCTGTCTTTGTCGACCCTTATTTTTGAAAGCTGATTAAAATCTTGGAACACCAGCACTAATTTAGCAGTAATATCATTTCTTACTCTTTCTGGGTTTGAGCCCACAAATTCCCAGCTGAAAGACTTCATTCCATATCCAACAGGTGGTCGGCCGAGAGGTATTTCGTCTGGCTGTGTGCCTAGGGCGGTGTGAAATTTAGATTTTTTACCCTTCTCCCAATTCTCAATATCTTCTCGCGCCATCTTTTCAAAGATTATGGGAACCTCTTTTGGAGATTTGTTTGAATATCCACCACTTCCTGTTTCGATATCATATATAACTTTTGACAACTTCATAAACCAACTAAGCTTGCTTCTGTCAAAAGTAGATATATCTACAAAGCTTTGAGAATTTTGTTTTTTATATAGACGATTAACAAATTCAGTTGGTGAGTGATTGTTGTCCGTCTCAAACACATCAATATATTGATAATCTCTCTGATATTGTTTTTTTAGTTCCGATAAAGTTTGTATGTTTGCTTGAAGTACACACTGCTCTTGCCACCTCTCATTTTCTTGAGATAGCTCTTTACCTGCTTGTTTAAGCGCCTCTTCTTTTTGTTTAGCTTCAATTTCCGCTTGGGCTTCCGAGATGGCCTCGGCGTTGTCGACAAGCACTTTTTTTACTTGCTCTTCTGTTGTTGTCATAGTTATTTCTTATCCATAATAAATTTTTAAAACTTTTTCGAGCGGCAGAGGTATAATAACTTGATCTCCTAACTCCAAAAAAGCTTCTGTTGGTTTTCTGTTGTACCAAGCAATCATCCACCACAAAGAGGGATCATTATAATATTGCGTTGCGAGCTTCCAGTACCTATCGCCGACATTCCATATGTGGGTTTCATTGATCAAACTTCTTCTTTGTTCGG